CATCAAGCTGTTGTTCTGTTTTTTCTTTCAATGCTGCAAGTGTATTGATATCCGTTAATTCTCTAAAGAATCGTTGGTCAGATAACCAAGCAAATAAAACTAAGTTCATAACGAGATCATCATGAGACCCCGCTTCAGCTTCATAAGAATTACCTTTTTTACTAAATCGTGATAACTCCTGTATTGTATTATAATCTTGTATTATTAACTGATTTTGTTCAATTAATAACTTCATAATAGAACAACCTTTTGATTTTACACTTCTTGTTGTTCGTATTCCATGATCTGCTCTCTTCCCTCCAAAACCTCCTGAAACTTGTTTGCCGGCTCGGCCTGCGTTTTCAGTAAAGAGAAGATTTTCATAGCCGTAGTCCATTAAAAGTACGTCAGAAACCTGTTCACCGATGTCATTGATTTCTATTAAAACCGCACTCTCATTATACATCAGCCCTATTCTATATATAACAGAGGCAAAGTCTACTGGACTTATGGTATTATCTTGATAACAACATACTTGCTTATAAGGCATTTCTGTTACATCAATCATTGTAAATGTTGAATAGTCGAGTCCTTTACCTCTCGATACATCAACTGTCATAACATATGAGTGACCTGGTATTGCTTTCTCATATTGAGTAATACCTTCACTTTCAGTAATTGGTCGTGATGGAGCAAGTTCTTTCAATTTAGCTCCACTTATGAGTGTACCTGATGAGCCTAAGAATTGGCAACAGTATTCTTGCTCAAACTTTTCTTGGTCAAAATCTAATGCTTCAAGAGTTTCATCTTTCCACTGTTCGTCTCTGCCAGGAACATCATACCACATAACTTCAACAAATTCATAACCATTTGTACCTTCTCTTGCACCTTTACATGTTTTCCAAAAATGGTTTAATCCATTAGGTGTTGAAGTCATTAATAATTTTGTACTTTGACCTGATGAAATTGTTGGATATACAGAAGCAAAGAATTCATCAAAGCCTTCAATAAACGCAACCTCATCAAGATATAGGAATGAAATAGATTTACCACGAATTGCTGAACTTGTTGTTGTTCCTGCATAAATCTTACAACCATTCTCTAATGTTATATTACCTTTATTCCATTCTTCAATACCTTGCTGCATCCATTTAGGTAATGCTTCATAGGCAAGCTGTATTCTTCCAAGGACCTCTCTTGCTGCATCTCCCTTGTTTGCTAATATCGCAACAGTCTTAAATTCATTAAATAAGATGTAGTGTAATATAACTGCTACTGCTGTTGTTGTTTTACCTGCCTGTCTTGATGTGAGTACAGCAACACGCCTAGAGTCAGTAATTTTTCTTGTGATATCTTTTTGGTAATCATACATATCCATTGGAATTAATCCGTGGTCAACATGTACAATTTTTATATAATTCTCAGCAAAGTAAACAGGATCTTCAGCACACTTCATATACTCTTTGAGCATTTCAGGAGTAAACTCAATTTGCTCACCAATCTTTTTGAGATATGAGTTGCCGAGATAACCTCTATCCATTCTCGTTGTCACCTTTTATCATTTTTAATAAATCTGCAGTTGAGACAATTAAATTATTATTGGTTACATTCGTTGATGGAGATTCTTCTTCCTTAGCGTATCTTTTCTTTGTTGACATTTCAACATAATCTTTGTTTGCATCAAGTAATGTTTTCATTAAGGTAGATACAACTTCAAAGGCTCGAGGAGATTCAGATTGCTTTGCGATTTCAACCATTTCTTTAACAGAATCATCACCAAGATTAATAATATTCTCAATGTTTGCTTTTGCTAATTCAATGTCTTTTAAATTTTCTTCTGCTTCTTTACTTATAACTGCAGGAGGTTGAACTACACTTTCTTGCGGTAAATTCTTTACGGAATCTACACTTTCTGCAAGTTCAGCATCTTCATTAGTCGAAAAAGAATTCATTGGAAGGTCAGGAAGTTTCTCTGGATTTAATCTATCCAAAGCTTCTTGCTTCTCTTCTTCAGCTTCTTGTAAAGACCTCATATTTAATGCTTGTGCTATTTTGTCATCTTTATCTTTCATAGTATTATTTATCCCTCAGAGGTCATCTTCCAATCACCATCGTTATTTACCCAAGTACAAGATTTCCTTAATGCTGAAGTACTAAAGCGGTGATCACGTTTATTAAAGAAGAGTTCAATATCTTTCTTTCTACAAATATCTTTTCCTGTAAATTCTTTATCACGATATTCTTCACCTAATATACGAACATTAATTCTATATAGTTCTAATATATCAATTAAGTCTTGTTCAGTTGCATAAGGAATAATTTCATCAACATAGCTTACTGCCTTTAATTGAGTATATCTTTCAACGATAGTTTGAATAGGTGGGTTCTTTTCTTTAGGTCGGTCAGTCGCAGGATTCAATTGTAATCCTACCATTAAATAATCGCATTGTTCTTTTGCATCTCTCAGCATTTGAACATGCCCGGAATGTAGTAAGTCAAAGCTACTACAAGTAAATCCAATTTTCATAATATTATTCCTTCTTAACTAGGTTCTGTATCAGATATATTTCCGATATATTCCCAGTCGTCATCAAATTCAATTAAGCTATAATCAACGGTTTGTGTAATGTCATCAGTTGGCGTATTATTTGCCAACATTCCTGGTTGTCCTGTTTGGAATTCTTCAAATGGAGAATTCTCTGTTATGTCAGTTGCATAACGAACATCAACAAATTTAATTGTACCCTTATCTCTTTCAGGACCAAAGAACCATCCTTTCATTGTAAAGTTAAGCGTATATAAAATACTTCTTCTTTGTGTAAATGCTTCTTCGTATAAATCTTCTGCATTAACACTACTTAAAATAAGTGGCACATCAATTGGTTCTAATCCATCAATTAAATTCACAGTACTTGTAAATTCTGGATTAAAGAAAGGTAAAATTTGTTCTAATAATTTAACAGCATCTTCGTTATATTTTGCCATTATGTATAAACTGAATCCCATATTATACGGAGTCCCAGAATATACATATCTTCTATTTCCATTGTCTTCATCAACGGCAGTCTTTCTTAACTTTCTTGTAGGAGCAACTTTTCTTTCTGTGTCGTATTCAAATGAAGTTAACTCAAATGCCATACGAGGTAATGTCATAGCATAAGGTTGCCCTGCGATTGGATTACCGTTTGCATCAAAACTTGCACCACCTAATATAGCAGGATCTTGGTCAAGTCTTGCTAAAATCTTTTGATATGGTCCATAAGAAATAGGTACAATCTGTCTCTGATTGAGAGTCCCATCAGTACTTGTTCTGCGAACTTCTAATTGATTAAAGTATGTACCAAATAAGGCAACATATTTACGAATCGTAGAATTATAAAAGTAATTTGCTATTGCCATTATGAGTCACTTATTGATATGTTTTCGCTAAACGGATCCACTTCAGAGAAGTCAATAATTCCATCAGCCTCTAATTCAAAATTTAGATTTCCTGCGTTATCGTCCGTTGCTGCAAGTGCAGTTAATGTTGCATTATTTGCATCAACAATTATGTCCGTATTATAATCAGCAAAGTAATTATCAATTTCTGCGCGGCCTGTATTAAACCTTTGATTGCTGTATTCTATTAATTCACATGTCATATCAAATACTTGCGTCTTACCCATTTGATAGAATACACTTTCATGTTCAACAAACTTAATTTCAAAAATCTTTTCATTAAGTGGAAAGTAAATTAAATCACCTTCTCTTGGACGAAGCAAGTCAACAACTTCTCGAGTCACATGTCTTTCAAAAGTTCTGTTAGCAACAGTAAGAGTTAATTGGTCTCTTATTTGTAAACCAAACTTAGAGAGGAAATCACCTTCTCCTTCAAACCCTTCATTATTTTTAACATAAACTTCAAACTCAAATGTTTCGTTATATTCAGGAAAGTCGTCTTCGTTAAAGATCTTATCACGACCTTTAATTGCTCTACTCATATAAATGACATCAACGCCGTACTGCCTGATAGATTCAATAACTAAATCATCAATCAGTTCTTGCTCTGAAACTCTAGAGTAATTGTTGAAGAATACATTCGTCGCCATTTACTTATCCAATATAATTGTAACTGAGAGGTTGTAAATTATTCACTGCTTCTTCTTCCATTAATCTTCTTTCCTCTCTTGCATCAGATAAGATCTGCTCTCCATTAAAAGATACACCACCTACAAGTTGCATACCTGAAAATTTTGTTAAGTTTGAACCCCACTGCTCTTTAACTAAGGCAGTAGCATAATTTTGTAACCAACGATCTGACCATACATCTGAATATGTTGAAGGGTCGATTACATCATAAGCTTCAATAATAATGTATTCACCAACTACAAGCAATCCTGGGTCAGTGTCAAGATATAATCTATTTACATGTTTATTATAACGAATCATCGGTTTACCTACAAGCATTTCTTGTAAGAACTCTAAATGAGACATTGACATATAATAGTTTGTGATGTTATATCCAGTAATATCTTCAAGGTTATTTAAAACAAACTGATACTGAACATTAAAGATACCTGAGCCTGTAGAAATACTTGACTGCATATTAAAGATTCCAGAAATACCAAGTATTCCTGTAGGCAAATCTATATAACCGTTGTCTTTATTCTCTTGAGTAATTTGATGTTTCATATAAACAAGTTGACTTCCGTTATAATGATAATCTCTCCAGAAATCTACAGCTTCATCAACACGGTCGTCTATTTGTTCATCTGACACATTAATATCAATGACAGGAGCTCCGAGCTTACGAAGTAGCCAATCTTTGAATTGTTCTCTTGTTGTTGGTTGTGCCATTTTAATTTACTCTATTATTGTTATTATTTATCTTTAGTACGAAGCGTTAGCATACGCAGAAACTTTTAACCTTGCCTTATATAGTAACGTATCATTGTAACCTTGAATTCCTTTTACCCAACATTCAATTGTATGATCTGTCCACTTTCTTGAATCTTCTGTTCCGCCTGCTTGCGCACTTGCCTGATTATTAATATTTACTCTTATTCCAACACTATCGTTCGGTACATCAATTCCTGACTGACCACCAATATTGTGTAAACTAAACCAAGTATCATTTGTGTAAGTACCTAATGATTGAGGAGCACCTGATGATGCACCATTGTAATGATATCTTAACATTGAAAACTGATGAAACCCATTACCTGTTGTTTGAATAGTTGACAAAGTATGTTTAATTTTGATTTGGTCGGCAGGACCAGGATAAGTTTCTCCTGATATAGCGGAATCGTTAAAGTAGTGTATTTTAGTTCCAGTAGAACCGTGTGCTTGAGCAACACCAGCAGTAGTAAAAGAATCAAAATCTTCTTGTGTACTATCTCCAGTTGCGGAACTACTCATATTGGTTGTCCTAACTGTTAAACCGCCGCCAGCAATATCATATAAAAATTCAAAGTCAAGGTCAACATTTACCGAGCTTCCGGCGTCTTGTCTAAATGCAAAGTAATCTGCATCCACTGTTGTAGATGGGAATTGCCTGTGAGTGACTGTTCCTGCTGGATAATCGTTTCCTCCAACTCCACC